GGTGGGAAGGAAAACACCTGCCACGCCGCATTATCAGCTAGCGCGGTGGCAATAGTGCCTCGCAGGGTTGTTATCGCGCTCACCCTACTTGACCGCCTGGTGCTAGATGATCCGCAAGTAAGCCGCGCACGCGAGCCATAAGGGTATTACCCATACGGTATGGCGAAGGTGTGAAATCAGGTGAAATGCCTCCAGCATTACTGGTTTGGCGTGACTGCCATATATCTACGGCAATTAAAAGTGAAGCCAAATTAACTTCTGGCAAAGTTGCATAATCTTTTGATGTGCTTCCATAAACTCGACCCCACGGCGCGATAGTGTGGTAAGCGCGAGTTGTTATTTGTGCATCTACAAATTCTAGATAGTTATGACCAACGGCTGTGATTGTTTGGCTGCCGTTAAAATGCTGGCGCACGTCCTCAACGGTTACTGTGTCACCTACGACAAATTGGTCAACGTTTTCGTAAATATAAATACGACCAGTAGTGCCAGTCGCTTCTATTGCAAATACAGATTGCTCGTTAAACCATAATTTGCTTTTTACTATGTTTTCTGCTGCTTGACAAACTTCCTCAACGACAGCAGACGTATATAAATTACCAATGCCAAGCGCGCTGCGTAGCTCTGCTTCTGTCACGTATGTTGCTGGCATTGTTTTTCCTTTCTAATGTTGACCCTGGCACTCAGGGCAGAAGTGCCAGGGCAACGCGATTGACCTATAAGTTAGATCAGGACTTGTTGAACCAGTTAGCGCCTGCGCCTACCTTAGTAGCGAGTGCACCATAACCGTAGTAAAGCAAGTCGATGGTTCCGTCTGAATTTACATTCGTGCGGAGCTGGAAGCGTGGTGACTCGTACCATGTGTAGGAGTCTGGGTTGATAACGACCATTGAATAATCAGCAGTCTGATCTCCACCTGCACCAGTAATGAAACGTGAGACGCGTAGGTCAAGACCTGCAACAGTTCCACGAATTGAATCTGGTGACAATGAGCCACCTGCGTTTTGTGGATTGCTTGCGATGTAAATTGGACGACCTTGATCGTTGTAGCTCATGATGTTAGCCCATTGTTCTGGAGTAACAACAATGTTGCGTGCAAATCCGAGTGAAGCGCTGTAAACGGCTGCTGCTGCGGTTGAAATGTAAGTAAGAATACCTTGAGCAGAGTTAGCTGCTGCGGTTGCGCAAAGAGCGCCACCGTTTGCAACTTCGCCAGTTACATAAGTATCAGTTTCTTTTGCATAAGCAAATTCCATCTGACGTACAAGCTCGTCATAAAACGCAGGGCTTGAGCGGTCGATGAGTTCAACGGTTGTGATTGCGCGACCCTTAAATGGCTTAACGCTTACTGAAATGTATGAAGCGGTAAGTTGAGAATCTGCAATTGCCTGGTTTTCGTTGATTTGGTCAACTGTTGGAACTGCTGTGATCTTTGGAATTTCAAAGGTCATACCTGCATCTGGCAAGGTACCACGGCTGATGCTGTCAATTAGAGGACGGTCAGCGTTTGATAGTGGGTTTACAACTTCGGTCAATTGACGAGTTGGGATCATGCCTGGTGCGGTTGTTGTTTCGTTATCTGCTGCCTTGACGTACATTGCAGCATCTTCATCACCGAGGAACTTCGCGCGTAGAGTGTTCTCAAGGTACTTAGCCTTTGTGAACTCTAAACGTGGCTTTGAGTAAATCGGTGCGCTAACAGTTGGGCGAGCAGCCTCTACCGCAGGGGTTTCGACCACAGGCTCAACGGTTGCGGTGTCTGGAGTATTCTCCACGACTGCCTCGCTTTCGTTTTGGGTTGGTTGTTCTGCAACTTCTTCTTCTGAAGCTGCAACGCTCAAGACTTCTGCGCTCTTAAACGCAGCAGCTTGAACAAGACTTGTTTCGACCATTTTGGATGCGCGTACACGGTAAATGTCACCTTCGCGCTTTCCATCAACAACTTCTACGCCTACTGAAAGTCCTGAGCGTAATTGCTCAGATGCTTCAATAAGTGCATCGTTGCCACGAGTCGTATTGCTTACTTTGAATGTGGCATAAATGCCATCTTCTTTTTCGCTAAATGACACAAGGCGACCGATTGGCTTTTTTGCATCATGCTCTAAAAGTAATTTTGGCTTTGGGCTTTCTGGTATTTCGATTGAACCTTTTTCAAATATAACTTTGCCAGCGCTTGTGTATCCGACCTCATTCTCAAACGGCACGATCTTGCCGGAGATGGTTCGCTCAGATATTGAGCACTCGATTTCGCTAGAGAACGTTAGGTGCATCTGTATCGTTTCCGTTCGGTGATAGGTTTTCCATTTCCATTGCTTGCTCTACGGTAATTAGTCCGAGAGCCAACATCTTTTCAATGACTGCCAAGCGCTCTAGCGAATTAACTGCTAGGAACGCATTTTCGACATCAAACTCAACAATATTCCCACGCGCGGTTATATCGTCCATAGATAAGCGATCCTGGATTGCGTGGACGTACGGCGCTAGGGAAAGACTGACAAACTGACGGCGCTCATCTTGCACGTTAGCGTATGTCATGCTTGTATTTTGGTCTGCACTAATGTAATAGGCAGGAACATTCATCATGCGAGCAACTTGCGTGCTCATTTGTTGTATTGCATCCACAAACATCATGTCGCGCGGTGAAAATGATGTTGGTTGGTATTCTAAAGTAGAAGTTAGGTAAGCGGTGCTGCGCTTTTCGCGCGCTGCTTTCCAAGCTGCCAAAATTGACTGAACTTCCTCAGGTGATAAGTCTGCGCCATTATTTTTAAGTATTCCGGTTGGCATTGGAGTTGCAGTTGCCAAACGTGCAGCAGTTTCTAAATCTATTGCGCTGCGAAGTGTGCGAGCGCCACGCTGTAACACACCTTCATCTAATCCTTGAAATGTAACTAATGATCCAAGTCCTGACATTGGCACTTCTTTGCCATCAACATAATATCTAACGATATATTGGCTAATAGGATCAGAATCAAAACTTACGCGACCTGGCGCAATCCATTGGAATCGCGCAGGACGACCATCATCAAAATAAACTTCGGTTACTTGCCAATATGCAACGCCATAAAATAATAATGAGTCAACAGTCCAGGCAATTGTCGTACTTCTTGGTTGATTAACTGCTGGTTGATCTAACCAGACTGGTTTTCCTAATTCTTCACCAGTTGACTTTTTGTATAACTTAATTGGGAAGCTAGCAATGGTGCCAGCCAAAAGATTACGGCATCTTGCAACAGATGGAACGCTCATAGCTTCTTCGCGGTTAATCGCGCCAAAAGCAATTGGAAGATAATAATTAAACGCATCCGTCATCAACTGTGGAGCGGCTTGCGCTTCGATTTTTTTGCCAGTCAGGCGATCAAAGAAACCCATTGTCGGATAGGATACCACACAAAGCCGACTAAACGGACATATCAGACAGCGATAATCTGTGGTTTTGTTACAGGCTTTAGAAGTTGGTGGACAACCATCGCGAGCGCTATGGCGGCGCTGACATCGCCAGCAGATTTACGGCGCACAATACGCCAGCCAGCATCAGTTTCTTTAGCAGCGCAACTATTTATGGAATCTACGAGAGATGCCTGACCTGCGTGGATTAAACGCCTATTGACAATTGAATCAAGTAGATCAGAACAGGCTTGATAGAACACCTGACCTGACATATCTTGTATTTTCTGCCCAGATAGCGCCAAACGCTCTGCAACAGTCATAGAAGTATATTTGTCATAGCAGATTAACTTCGGGCGGTACTTACGCGCCCATTCGTTGACTTCTACCGCGACTTTCAGCTCATCTACCTGCTGATCGCTATGGAACTGCGCAACTACACCGACAGCCATCGTTCCATCCTCACGCAACTGCCCTGCGACCAGGCTTGCATCGCGTTTAGTAACTGAAATGTCAATAGCGAATACCGTAGGCAGTCCTGGCGCAATTTGTAGGTCTTGTACGGTCAAATCCTCAAATGCTCTATATGGAAATGGGCTCTTAAGTGCGCTAACCCATTGGCAAAGCGTTTCCGTGCGCGTAGCTTCTATGCTAGATGTGCTAATGGCTTCTGCAAGCGTTTCTTCGTCTAGTAAATACCCAAGCGCAGGGTTTGAGACGTACCAGGCTTCCTTATCCCATATATCTGCAAAGTCTGGCGCTGAGTATTCCCAATAACCCATTGACTTTGGTGGATAACTATTGGCTTTTTCTCGTAGCGTGTTTAATACGGTACTAAACGCATCTCCAGCGTTACTGGTTAGTAATATCTGACTATTAGGACGTGCTCTAGTAATAGGACGTGCTGCTGTCCATGCGGCTTCGTCAACTTCTCGTACTTCATCAACAAAAAGCAGATCCGCCGTCTTACCACGGCTTCCATCTCTTGTTGCCGCGACTATCTCGTATCGAGCTCCCGATAAAAGCTCTAACGATTCCTGACCATTAGCCACGCGGATCTGCTTTAGCTGTGCTTTTAGTTGAGGTGTCGTTTCCACCAGATCGCAGACTTTACGGAACGTGTCCAAAGCCATTGCCCGATTTGACGACATCGCCACTATAGACATTTCACCGAATAAATACAAGCCAGCCAATATACGTATGCGTGCCAGGTGGGTTTTACCTTGTTGTCTCGGCAAAAGCAACAGATTTGTCTTTCTGATGAACATTCCATTTTTGTCAACCTTGAGCATGTCCGTTAAAACGTGTTCTTGCCACGGCAGCAGCTCTTGACCGATCTCTTTTAGCCACGGCAACACCTCATCTATGCGAGATTTACCTTTTATCGGTGCATTGCTTAAGCGTGGCTTTGTGCTGCCCTTGCGTTTAGCCATTTCAATTAGCCCCCAACTGATCTGGACTAATAAATGGTGATTCCGGATCAACGCGGACTGATGTGTGTCCGTTTTGCACCGATTTGGACTGATTTGCCCGTTTCGGGGAGAGCGAGTTTGGAAAGGCAGGGGGGGTAGAACCACGCGCTAAAAAAACGCCCTTATTGTCGTGTGTGTCCACATTGTCCTTCTTTTTAATGTTGCACGTTCGACAACAAGCTACGCAATTATCCAGCGTATCCTCACCGCCCTTACTTTTTGGATACACATGATCTACTTCATTCGCCACATCACCACAGTAAGCACAGGTATAGGCATCACGTCTTAACACTTGAAGCCTTAACTTCTTCCAATGTGATGTAGCTCTATATTCTCTTAATGCCAATTCTCATCCTTTAGATGTTGTAGTGCTTTGCACCAACTACCACTATATCTAGTATTTATATATTCTATATGTTTATCTATTTGTTTGAACGCATCCCACTTCGGTGCGTGATCACTCATGTGTTGAAATAGTCCATAAGCACCAGTAGTGCTATTAACAGCGTTATATCTAAATGATGATTCTCTTTGCGCTAACTCAAGCGCACATTCAAACTGATCCCAATCACTTATTTGATTATGTAAATACAGCTTTACATTCATCTTGTTATAAGGATTAAACGGCTTTTCTTCTATTGGTACTGTTTGTAATGCTTGTGATCCGGCAACGCTAATTGTCGTTGCCAGCAGCATTACGACAATAGAGCGCCCCAATGCTAGTCGGCGAAGTGCGCTGCCTTTAAGGCGCGCAAGCCGTCTTAGCATA